GTAGAACAAGAGCAAGAACCGTACTAAGTTCGGTAAATCCGGTTGGTACGCTGAGCTTCTACATAAATGGAGTTTTCCAAAACTCCAATCAAGTAGGGCCAGCTATTGCCAATACGAAATCCGAAACCATTACGGACGTGCCCTCTGGCACTGGCTGGAAGCCCTGTAATCACGAAGTGATCACGGACTTTGCCAACACTAGCAGTTCTGCTAGTTGGGGCAGTGGTTCGACGAAAGCTACGATAATGGGGAATAATGCCTACTGGTACGTTTGGGGAGCGACGCCACAGAGCTATTTGCCTGTGATGTCGGAACTCGAATGGCCTACCGACCTGCAATCGCAACTTGCGAAGGCAGTGGACCAATTCTATAACGTTAATCGGGTGGATACCCTCCTGAACGTAATAGAAAGTCCAGAACTACCTAATTCCCTAGAAAGTCTCAAAAAGACTATCAAAAGGAACGAGGTGAATCAAGCACTAGGAAAGACAGTCAGGGGCCCTATGTACGCCTTAAAGCGTGCAGGCATTCCTGACATCTTATCCAATGTGTACTTGATGTATTCGTTTGGTATAGCTCCTCTCCTGGCTGATATGCAGCGTATGCGAGCCGCGATGAAGACCTTTCGGTCTAAATTTGAGCAAGCGTACAAGCATAGAAACCAGGAACAGATGTCGCGGTTGTCTCAGGATGGAAAACATTCATCCGAACGACCGTATTCGACAAGCTGGGGGTGTGTAGCGAAGATAAAGTCGGCAGCTGCAATCCGTCGCACTGTTTCAGTGCGTGGAAAGCAGGGGCCGACCCTGGACAACAAAGCGTTGTACGGGCTTCACTATGCCCTCTCACGAGTTGTGTCCCCTGGGCCTCTTTGGCTCGCATGGGAACGTATTCCGTTCTCGTTCGTGGTCGATTGGTTCTGGGACATGTCTCAGGTCTTCAATAATGTGAATAACGTCCTTACAGGAAGTTTTACACAAGTTGAGGGCGCCATGGTAACTTATAAGGGAACACGGTCCTCCCAGATGATTGATTATTCTGGGGGCGCTGGTTCCTATAATGAGCACTATGGTTCGATAGTGGCATCTACAACTGTAGATCACTATAGTCGCGAAATCCTACAACAGGCACTACCTTTAGTGTCTGCCGCAGGTCGTTTCGGAAAAAAGCAAGTGGCCTTATCGGCTGCTTTGCTCTACCAACAGGTAGCGAAACGGATTAGGTCCTAAGATAGAACATAACTCCGGCTCGTCCGGTACCATAACATGATTACAAACCCGACAATCAACTCGGTTGCATATGTCACGCAGTATAATGATGCTGCGGGATCTAAACATCGGAATGTCACTCGAGGAGTTAATCTCCCCGATGATCTCGTTATCCGCCACTCGGATACCGTCAATAAAACGACGGGTCTTAGTGAACGGCGTAGCGATTTCCGACTGCTCCGAACGGTTGACACTGGTTCTCAAGACGGCACCACTTGTGTAGTGCAGCTTGCCTTGACCGCTGTTATTCCGCAAGTCGCGGGAGTTGAGTCAGCTGATTTGAGCGCAATGCTCGCGTCGCTGGCTGATGCCATGGATAGTGGCGGTGCCGATTTGGTCACCGACGTTATCCTTAGTAAGGATCAGTAAGATCCTACTCCTGTAACTCGCTAAGAATAAAAGCTGAATCAGACAAACTAATATAGTCATGAAGAACGTATATACATTATTCAATCGTCTGCTAGTCGACATATCTACTCGTCATAAAGTGGCGCTCTGCGCCCCTCGTGATGTCGATATGAATTGGATCCTCAATGAGGCTCCAGCACTAGACAAGGCTCTGCTTCGATACCTAGAGACCGGCGAAGTTTCGCCGTGCTTTCCAGATTGGCTTACGCCTCTGTGGAATAGGTTCGTCACCAGTTGTGACGTAACCGCTCTTGCGTCGTTAAGGCAGATACTTGTTTTCGGCTATAAGACCGAGTTCAAACCCAATGATGCACAGGTTAAGGCTGCGGAAGCAGCCTTTGTCGAAACCGACCTGCAAATCCATGTGTGGAACAAGGCTTTCGAAGCCATGCCCACATCTGGATTTTGGTCGGATGCCCGCGCGTTGGTGTCGCGTGTTATTGCGAACGCCAACTTTGGTGATATTACTCCGAGCCACGGCCCAGGGGCGGTTTTTCCGCCCCACAAGCATAGTGTTCGTAGTAAATTCACTACTCTGTATCCGAAGATTGACCGCCTATATCCGTGGTACGACCACTTCCAGGCTATTTCTAGCATGGTTGAGGAAGGTATCAACTTGGATAAACTAGGTTATGTCAACATAGCGAATGGTCGAATGACCGCTCGCGTGACTTGTGTTCCAAAGGATTCGAGAGGTCCACGCTTAATATGCGTGCATCCCCGAGAAGCCATCTGGATCCAACAAGGTCTAAGGTACGCACTCGAAGATGCTATCGCATCTTCCCCCCTGACTCGAGACAAGATTGTCTTCGATGATCAGACGGTGAACGGACGAAAAGCGTTGCTTGGGTCCTTTGATGGCAGTTATGCCACCATCGACCTGAAAGACGCTAGCGACAGAATATCTTGCCGTCTGGCTCAGTTCCTATTAGGAGCTGATTACCAATGGTTCGATTGCTGCCGCGCTGAGTCCGTAGAGTTGAGTGACGGGTCTGTGCACAGCCTGATGAAGTACGCTCCCATGGGAAACGCAACTGTGTTTCCTCTGCAGAGCCTCTTCTTCTGGGCTTTGGTAAGAACTGGCATACGATCATCTTGTGGAGAAATCTGCAATGATGTCTATGTCTTCGGCGATGACATAATTGTTCCGACTAAGTTCTATCATCACGCGATTAGAGCGCTAGTTCGGGCAGGCCTTAAGCCTAACCCGGATAAGTGCTTTTACTGCGGACTCTTTCGAGAGTCGTGTGGTGTGGACGCCTTCAATGGCGTCGATATTACACCGGTGAAGATGAAACGGTCGGATCCGTCATCGCTAACCTGCTTAGTTTCCATGTGCTCGGTCGCGAAAGCGTTCCGGGTGCGTGGTTACGAAGAGGTCTCTGCTGCGCTATATGCTATAGTCCGGCGGCATTTTGGAAAGTTGCCCTTAAGCAACAATCCGGATGCTTGTGGAATATATGAGTACGTAGCGCGAGGTCCTGAATACCTCTATTATAACGAACCATCGTTTAGATGGAACGGCCCCAACGAGTGGTGTAAGCCTGCGAAGGCTCGCACTTTGTCGAAGAGGCCGTGTTATCATAGGTGGGAAACAAGGATCTTCCTGGTTATAGGGGTCGAAGACTCCATAACTTCACATGATTGGTATCATGTTCAGGACTCCTTACTAAAGTTAGTAAGGAGGAGCAAGGGATACCTGCGTCAGCTCCGCGAAAGCGAAGTTGTAGCAGGTGCCCGAGACTCAGGTTACCCTGCGCCACATCAGGCTCGGTTGACATGTGGTTGGACGCCAGTGCTCCTAACGGGTTAAACCCCGCCAAAGAGTGCTGTCGCATCGTGTCTCCCCCTCTCCCTCACGGGATTGGGTAAGGAGGCAGATTTAATGTAGCCTCACGGCTACCTGGCACGAGAGCAGACGCTCTG